CCGATACTTCGGCGCTGGTGTCACCCAGCATGCCGTCGTTGACACCCGAGATGGAGCGCAGGTTAATGGCCGCTTTCTGCCCGATGCGGTCAAGACCAGTCGGAATCTGGTTAGGCTGAATCTTCTGCGGCGGCTGCGTGCCGCGCGCATGAACCAGCACAAGTCCTGTCTCGGCGCCGCGCTCTTCCAGCTCGTGCTCATCCATGTTGACCAGCGTGCCGTCCTCAACCGTCCAGCCGCTGTTCGCCGTGGTGTTGACGATGTGCAGCTCCTGCGACGCCGTCTTGTTGAGCTGCTCCTGCGCCGAGATCAGGTTCTCGACCATGCCAAACGGGCGGCCACGGCGAAAGTACGGGAAATATGGCACGATGGTGAACGCGTCGTAGAGCGACCAGTCGTCGTAGAGCGTCACCGAGTCAGCGGTCACGGTCCAGCGGATGCGCTCGGCCCAACGCTTGACGACGCCAAGGCCGAACCGCTGCTGGAACGCGAGCACGCGCTCGTCGTCCCAGCCTTCAGGGATAACCGACATGTCACCGGTGCGGTTGTCGACGAAGTAGCGCTGTTGCGCGAGCCGCTTCTCCTGACACTCGATGAGCCGAATGGTGCGAATCGACCGCTCAGTACCCTCGTCATCGACACCGGCAGCGTCATTATATCCCTGCGTGAGGTCGCCGAACGTGTTGCTGCGGGTATCGACGACCATCGAGTCACAGCCATAGTGGTTGCCATTCAGCCCGATCATGCGCAGCTGGTCGGCCTTGTCTTTGCCGTACAGGCGCTCGACATCTTCCAACGTAACCCACTGCTGGGTGTACACGCGCTTCCAGGTACTCGGGTCATACTCCTTGGCTTCCGGGTCGAGCACCACTTCGCGCGGGTCGCGTGCGCGAATCTTGATCTCGCCGCGGATGTCCTCGTTGAAGTCGATGCGCACATCGAAGAAGCCACGACCGGTGATGAGCCCGTCCTGAAAGACCTCGCTCTCAACCCAATCAAACCGGTTCTGGTCCTGCACCTGCAGTGCGACTTTCGCCAGCAGATCAGCCGTCTCCTGATCGCCAGACCCGCGCGGCTTGAACGTGATGTCTACACGCGTGGTGCTCTGCTCGCCAATCACCGTGTTAATAGTCGGCAGGATCATGTTGAGCGTCAGCGCCGGACGGCGGGTATCCATCAGGCGCTGAAGGTCTTGCTCAGCCCACTGCTCACCTGCATAGAACGCATCAAACCGATCCGCGTTTTCGATGAACTGCGCGTGCCCGTGGTCGAACGCTTGCTTGAAACGCAACCATTGGCTCCGCGCAATGGACATGGAGTTAACCGTATCGTCTTTGGTAGCTGGCTGCGCCATAAATCCCGCTCAGGTTAAATAGTGGCAATGCCACTATTCTATAGCAGTTGTCAAGCAGTAGCAAAGCCACCGCGCGCTTGACCGGGTAAAAGGTGCGGGCCTTTCACCCGCTCGGTGTCCATCATGCCCCGTGTCACGCTGTCATGTGCGACCCGGCACCGCCTCGCACGCCACGCGCCTCGCGCAGTAGCCGGTCACGCCAGCCAGAGCGCTTCTTGGGCTTTGGTTCGCGCGAGGGGGTCATGCCCTGGATGAGCTGGCCGATCCACGCGATCGCATCGACGCCGTCATCGTGGATGCCTGACGGGAAGCGCAGCAACTGGTCGATCAGATACTGCGTCGCGTCGCAACCGCTGCGGAACATCACCTCGTTGCGTTTCATCAGCGCCTGTATCGGGCGCGCACGGCTCTGCTTGTCGCGCCGACCCGGTTTAAGCGGCTCGACGTACATGGTTTGCAGCCCGCGCCGCTGTATCTCGCGCTCAAGATACGGGCCGATGGCCATCTCGATATGACCACGCTCGATACCGGTCACGTCCGACCGCCACACGCTGTACATGTCGAGTATCCGGTCGACAATCTGCTCCGAGTCCCACCGCCCGTGCCGGACGTCAACGACCCACAGCCGACGCCGGCGGTCGATACCCACGGTGATACCGAATGTCTCGTCGTTCTGCTCGCGCTGACCGATCGCCAAGTCCCACGCCGTGTAATAGGTCATCTCATCGTACGCCGGCATCTCCGCCATGCGGTAGCGCGGGAACATATCACGGGTGAAAAAGTCACCGTCATCAGCCACCGGCTTCTGCTGATAGAGCGCCGACCAGTCCCGGTCACCGATCGCGTTCTTAATACGCTGCAGCGCACTCAGCGGATAGCGCTCCGGGTGCAGCGCCTCGCCTTTACGGCGGTAGCGCTCGTCCTCAACCGCGATCGCCGGGTACTCGACGACCTCCCACTCGTCACCCTCGCCCTTGGCCATCTGGGTGAGCAGGCGACCCGACAGGTCGTCATCGTGCCAGCGGGTCTGGATAATAAGCACGCCGCCACCGGGCGCCAGACGCGTGTACGCGGTCGAGGTGTACCAGTCCCAGATCGAGGTGCGCACCGACTCAGAGTCAGCCTCCTCACGGTTCTTAACCGGGTCGTCGATGACCAGAATATGCGCCCCGCGTCCAGTAATCGGCCCGCCTACACCAGCAGCTACGTAACCCCCGTCCTCGGTCGTCATCCACGCGTCGATGCGCTGGCTGTCTTTACTCAGGCGCGTCTCAGGGAACAGGCACTCATATTCCGGCGCCCGGATGATCTCGCGCACCTTGCGACTGAAGCCGAGCGACAGGTCGGACGCATAAGAACAGGCGATGAACTCATGCTCGGGGTATTTGCCGAGGTGCCACGCGGGGAAGTTTCGTGACACGATCTCTGACTTACCGTGGCGTGGTGGTAGACACAGCATCAAACGCGGCGATTTGCCCTCGGCCACGTCCAGCGAGAACTTTTCCAGCCGCGCGCAGATGTCCTTGTGCACCCACCCAGCGTCATAGCGCTCGTTGAAGCGCTGGACGAACGGCAGCAGGTGCCGGCGGCACAACTCACGCCGTGCAAGCTCCTCACGCGCAATCGCCGAGGTGTCATCGGCGCTGATCTCCTGACGCCGGGCTTTTTTCAACGCACGCTGTTTGCGAACACGCTTCTCGCGCTCACGGCGCTCTTTGGCCGCGTTGCGCTCGCGCATCCGCTCTTCCATCGCGCTTTCAGCCATCGCCAGCTTGAAGCGATCTTCTTCGCGCTGCTTCGCTGCGTGGCGCGCCTCGACCTCGCGCTCAATCTTCTCAGCACAGAATATGCAGACCGTGCCGACGTCGCTGACGGGGCGGAACAGTGAACGCGGGTGATTGTGCTCACAGTTCGGACAGAACTGCTGGGCGACCTTACTCCCCATCGGTCACGATCTCCCCGTCGATGGCCTCGGGCAGCAGGTCATCGAGCGAGATGCCTGCCATCTCAAGAATCGCAGCGTCGTCAAGCGACTCCAGCTGCCCGCGAGACGTGACGTTGTTGATGTTGACCGTCACGTCGGACTGACGCTTCTCGCCCAGCCCATGCAAACGCATCTGTAGCTCAACACCGCGGAAGAACTCCGTCGCGGTGGCCGCCATGCGCTTGCCCATCTCAAGGTCGGCGTGGGCATCGGCCAGCGTGTATACCGCGCCTTGAGCGAGGAACTCTTTGTGGCGAGACAGGATGTTGTCGACGTGCGCGAGGATGTCGTCGCGCTTGGCCCACTGGCTGGCTTTACGGAGCGTGATACCTGCGCGCCTTGCCGCGAGCCCTTTGTCAGAGGTCGCGGCGAGGGTAGCAGCAAATTCGGCTTCTTGGCGGGTGAGCCGGGGGAGTCCATCGTGACCCGTGGCAACGCTTATTGTATCCATGCCGGCGTAGACTTCACGGTCGTCGATCATTCGGTGTCACTGTTCGTGGAAAAAATGCCCTCCGAAGAGGGCTAGCCATGCACAACACACGCGGTAAATGTTAAACAATGCTACTACAATTTTCCACAAGAAATTTTTGCGGTAGCACTACGCACCAGTATCAGGAGCGCTTGTCGTTGCGAAGAAACCAAAAAATGAGGGTCAGCAAAGACGAGCCGGCGAGCAGGAATACAAGCGGCGATAAATTATACAGGTAGCCGCTTTGACGCGCGTCAAACCAGCCACAGAAGTCGTACAGCGACAAAAGGGCAAGTGCGACGCTGATCCAGAGAAAAAACTTGAAAGCCTTATCCATGCCAATACTCCCTAGAAATTTTTTCACCAAAAAATTTTACCACAAAAAAATTTTTGACGTGACTTTTGTCACGGGTGAAAGGGCAAGTGACAAATGTCAATCGGCTACCCGCTCACTACCTATCCAGGTTCCCGCCGATCGACCCCCGCCCTCCCCCGATCGACTTCGGAGCTTCGATTCTGAAAACGCGGCTTTGGAACCTTGTGTGGCACCCCCTCCCCCAGTGGCCCTTGGCGTGTGAGCAGTGGCGTGTGAGGGGGGGGCGACTGCGCGCTCCGCTTGCGGCAGGTGTGTGGCGAATTTAATCAGAGGAGCTACGTCATGGCGCTACCATACTTCGAGGAAACGACTTACGACCGTCTGGTCTTCACGCCCAGCGCGCTGATCGAGGGCTTCCAGATGCAGGATGCGTACGAAAACGCAGAGGCTGAAGGCAGCGATCCGCTCGAAATCATCATGGAACTAGAGGACGAGGGCGTCTTCGAGTGATGCATCGCCACTGGCCGCAAGGTCAGTGGCCTTTTTCCAATGCCAATTTCGGCATTCCATTAGAAAGTGAGGATACACCCATGAACAACGAAGCTATTATGAACGCCCTGAACGCTCTGGCTGCAGCGATGGCTAATAATCAGACAACGCCGGTCGCACCGGGTGCCGCCGCCGCCGAGAGCGCCAACGCAGCTGCGGTAGCGCATATCGAGGAGCAGCGGAACGCGTTCTTCAAGCGCATGGACGAGGAGTCGGCGCCGGTGAAAGTCGCGTTGATGACGTTCCTCGAGGAGTGCGGATTCATCGAGCCGTCCGATGTGCTGCTGCAGGCCGATAAGCTCGCCAGCTCAGCGGCGTACGGCTACTTCAGCACTCGCAACGCGCTGGAGCGGTCGGCAATGGCCGAGGTGCGCCTGTCACGCACGGCGTATTCGAACGGCGTCGAGGGGCTCAGCATCGGCGAGCGCGAGGCGGTCGATATGGCCGATCGTCAGGCGTCCATGAAAGCGCGCTGCGAGGCCAACCTGCGGCAGTATTTCGCGGCCAACGCCGTTGCGCGTGATGCCATGAAGGAGCTGCGGAGCACCGAGTATGGCGAGGAGCAGCTGGAGAACCTGCTGCAGTACCTGCGCGCGCCGTCGATCGACGCCACCGACAAAGCGTACGTAGAGTACGTCAACGGCCGCGAACGCAAGCGTGCTGTTGAGAACGCAACGCTGCGTCAGAGCGCGCAGATGAGCGCTGTCGCCACCCTCTTCAGCTAACCCACCCGCCGCTGGCCGCAAGGCTGGCGGCTTTTTTCTGTCTCCCCACCGGCCCCCGGCCACCGGCCCGCGGTATGCGTATGTGGGTCAGCGGCCCGTGGCGATCGGCAACCGCCTCGCTTCGCTCGGCGGTTGCCGATTGGCAATTGGCGGTTGGTCGTGGACCTGGGCCAATCGAGTCCAACGTGAACACAGGAGTTTGCCCCATGACACCTGACACCCGCCCCGTGACACCTATCAAAAAGCAAATCGGCCTATGGCACGTGACCTGTGGCGATAAACAGCAGCCGTTCACCAACGGCCAACTGACCCTCGACCTCTGTAACGCGCTCATCGCCGAGGGGCATGCGCCGCGTCTGCATGTTGGCACTGCGTTCGTGGCCGAGTGGCAGGAGTGCATCATATGAACGAGATCATCGTCCTGTTCGTGATATTTGGCCTGGCGCTCATCGCCGAGTCGACCCTTGACCTGTGGCGCGCGAAACGGGGCCAGCGCTACCGTATCCTGCGTCACGGGAAACAGGCCGAGTGGCGCGTGACACCGCCGCAACGGCCGCGGCCCGCCAGCCGCCGTGCGAAGGCACGTTAAACGCTGTCCGACGTGAACCGCCGGCACGCCGTGAGGCGCCTGGCACCCTATAAGATTTTGAGGAGGCCATATGACAGAGCTGACTGTAACCGTTATCAGCCCGCAGTGGCGGTTGGGCATGCTGACGGAT